AACGGGAGAAAACGAAATGACCGTCGGGTTTTCGTTTTCTCCGTCAGGGTTAAATGTCGTTTCAACAATCCTTACGCCACCCGATACAGGCTGATGCAGAAACATTCTGGTTCCCTGCGGCGTATCACAGATACAGAACCCCTGACTCATATTATCCGCACCGTCAAAAATCCCGGCGTAGTCAATATCGTGGACAACTTTATGCTGAAGAACCACATCATCAATGACAGTACGATGAAAACTGGATATGGCTTTATCGACGTAATCCTGCGTCGCCATCACCGTGCTGGCATCAATACTCAGCTCAACAGACGCCACGTTACTGACAATAATAACCATGCGGCAGGTCTGCGCACGCCCGGAGCCTTCAGCCAGTTCAGGCTTATAGCTTTCTGCCATGTTAGCGACCGCAATCAGTGTTCCGGCATCGTCATACAGACCAAGTTCACGCATCCAGAAGCCGCCCACTTCTGGCGGTACAACCAGTTCAGCCACGATATAGTTTTTATTCTTGTTATCCACGCTGACTTTATTCAGGGCGTGACGCCAGACCTCATGCACCAGTTTCGTCTGACCAGCATCCGGCACCGGCAATTTGCCATTACCGTCACCCACGGCCATTGCAGACAGGGTTACTTTTTTCCCGCCGGGGACAGTGGCGGCTGCCAGCTTTGCGGCTCCGGCAGTAGTGATAACGGTTTTAAATTTCGTGCTCATTGTTTCTCACTTATCCGGGATAAACAGTAATAACATCACCATCACAGACCACACCGCCTGTATACAGATAGCCGGGAATGTCCTGGATAATGTTCAGACCGATAAGGTGGCGACTTGCGGGTTTGGCATCGGCAATCAGCCGTTCCATTTCCAGATACATCTCCTCCGTGATGCCGCTTTCCAGTACGCCGATATCAAGGCGGAAGGTTCCGGGCGGGTCGTTTGTCTCCCACCATTCCTTTACGTTAATTAGATAGCCTAGCGGCTCCACCACACGCCGGATTGCACCTATAGTGCCTTTATGACAGTGGATGAAATACGCATCGCGGATAACGGCGCGTTTTGTCGCTTCCGGCCACTTTTCATCCCATCTGTCGACCGAAAACGCCCACGCCAGCCACGGCAGCAGATTTGCCGGGCAGGTGTCCGGGTTCCACAGCTCACGAATACTGACCGGTGTTTTTTCAATTTCCGCACAGGCTTTTGCGGCGGCGACCTCAAGCGGTGATGAGCCGGTCGGCAGCAGTCGCGAATCACTCATCCGAGCCTCCGGTCACGACGCGGTATTCAGTACAGAAAGACGCCTGCGTGCTGTTAAGCACGATATCGGCCAGCGGTGCAGCCAGTTCGACACGCTGCACGCCTTCCACATGCAAAGCGGCATAAATGGCAGACAGACGGATGTCGCGCCCCAGCCGGTGCTGTGCCGTGATGTACGCTTCCAGTTTTTTCACGGCAGCAGCGCGGATGGGTTCGCTTTCGGGACCAGGGTAAAGGTAAAGCGTGGCGTTTATCTGGTATTCAACAATGGCGGCAGACTGCACGGTCACGCGGTCGGCCACCGGTCTGACGTCCTCGCCATTCAGGGCGTTACGCACCACCGCCAGCAGGTCTTCGGATGCGACACCGTTATTCTCACGTGACAGCACAGAGATGGTGACGCAGGCCGGAGACGGACTGGTGACAGAGATATCCGCGACACGCCCGTCAGCACTGCGACCATGATACTGATAGGCACCCACCGACCCGGCGACGCTTAAACCTTCAAACGCCTGCTGAATACGCAGACGATAATCGGTATCAGATTCCATCACTGCCGGTGTCGGCGGGATAGTCGAATCATCTGCCGGGGTGATAGTCAGACGCGTGGTGTTGTAATTGGCACCAATCACATCAAGGTCATTACCCGCGGCACAGGCCAGCATCACCGCCCGTGCGGCCTCATTCACACGCTGACGCCAGATAAGCTCACGATAAGCATTTTCCTCCAGCAATTTGACGAGAGGCTCGGATTCCAGCGTCAGGGTACGGGCGACCGCCTCCTGCTGGGCTTCCGGGTAAAGGGAAATCAGTGTCGCCTTGCGTTCGGCGAGAATGGTTTCAAAGTCCAACTCCTCGACCACATCCGGTGCGGGTAGCTGGTTCAGGTCGATAATCGGCATGGTTTCAACTCACAGGGATGGTTAACGAAAGTGGCTGGCCGGTGTCGTTGTGCTGGCCGGTTAAGGTGACCGTCATTCGCCCGTCAAAACTGCGCTCAGTGGTGACGGATGACAGGGTGACGCGGGGTTCCCATTTCAGCACCGCCATGTAACAGGCGACCTTAATCTGCAACTCAAGCGCCGGGGTCTGCGGCTGGTCAATCATTGACGCCAGCAACGAGCCGTAATCACGACGCATCACCCGCGAGCCGACCGGTGTGCGCAGGATATCGCCGATACTCTGGCTGATATGCTCAAGGTCAGTGACAGTCAGGCCATCACTGCAATTCATTCCGAGATAACGCGCTGTCATAGAGGGCTCCCGGTTGTGCCGCCGCTGTCGCCGGGGTGTTTATGGGTATGCAGTACCTTACCGTTTGATGAGAGTTCACCGCCGGTGTGTTCAATGTTGCCGCGCATCGTCCCGCCCTTCTGCACTTCCAGCGTGCCGGTAATCAGCCTGTTGGTGCAAACCACCTCCGGTGTGTCCAGGGTGACGCGGGTTGATGCTTTCACCATGACCACCGGCACCGTGGCAGTAACAGAATCAGAAGCCGTCACGCTGGCCGTTTTAATTCCGCTTACCGTGAGTGCACTGGTTTCGGGTTCATACTCAATCACCGCCCCGTCAGGGAAACGGATATGCAGGGCATCCGCCGACGCAGACGGCGCGGGGTTATCGCCGGAATAAATCCCCGGCAGAACGAACGCCGTGTCGAGTTCACCGCCCACAGCCAGAATCAGCACCTGTTCCCCCACGGAAGGTGCCCACCATGTGCGCGAACGTCCGGCACGATGGGTCAGCCACTGAAGCCAGTCAGTGCACATGCCACCGGTCTGCACACGGCAGCGACCGGCTTTAAGGTTGGTTTCGACGACAAGGCCGGTACGAATCATGTTGCGCAGTGCGCGCGCGAGTTCCTGAATATTTGCGAGAGTGTTCATGCGTGTGAGATTGCACAATATATAAAAGTTATGCTATCTGGATTCATTTGTAGAACGACCATACAACATTCGAGGAGAGCGTAATGTTCAGTGATAATGTGACTAATGCGTGGTGGTTTATCTCTTTGTATCTATTTTTATTAATAGCATTAACATTTATTACCTTTGGTAAAAGTAATCTTATGAGGTTTATTGCACATCATTTCAATTTTGAGTATTCAGACAGAAAGTTAAAAATGCTCGACAAAAAATGGCGCGACATTCAACTATTTAAAATAATTAACGGAATCAATGTATCAGGCATCGAAGATGTGAGAATGATACAGCAGGGGCTGATTGATGGAAAACTAAAAACATCGTATTTTTTTCTTACTCGCTTCTGGGGTGACATAACAAAACCACCACACATAATTAAAACAATAATTGTAATTCTGTCCAGCATTATTTATATTCTCTTCGCATGTTATATACACAACAAACAATCCGCTATAGTAAGAGATGCCATAGGCATACCATATAAAAATATGATGTACTATGTTTATAGTGACAAAGTTCTTTTATCCTTCAACAATAAAACAGTTGAATTCAATAAAACTTATAGCCTTGCCGATTGCAAGAGGCTACGAAACATATTTATAAAAGACACACTTCCTGAGATCGCCTGCAATAAGCTCTTACGGCTAAACGAGGAGGACTCGGAATGGTTAAGTCAGGAAATTAAAGATAATAACAGCCAAAAAAAAGCATTATTAATAATATCCCTCATCTATTTCATTTCAGGCCTGGTTATATTTCTGTCATATACAAAATTCCTTTACGCCAATAAGAAGGTTGTAGAATACAAAGCATCAAATAAAAATCACTCATAAGCCTCTAAACATTGAGCGACCAGCATGGCCGCTCAATGTTTAATTGCGCATCAGCCTCTGCCTGGATAAAACTAACGCTCAAGGTGAGCCAGGATAATCTCTTCAATCATCTGCACATCCTCACCGGTAAAGCCGAGCAGAGGACGCGCCGGATAATCAATTTTCTTACCGTCTTTCCGGGTTTCTTCCGACAGACCGAACTGATGCACACTGGCGATTTTCGGCGACTTCCCGCCGTAAAATTCCATTGATGCCTGTTCCGGGCTGGCGCGGATATGCAAAAAACGACTGGTAATAAGTTTCGCAAACATTTTTCGCTTAACGCGACCGGTCTTTTTTCTGGCGCTCTGCTGCTGACGTGGCGCGTAGGGGGTGCCGTCCGGGGCTTTCTGTGCCATCACCCGACGCTGCTGACTCTGACGCAGACGTTTCGCCAGTTCGGCGCTCAGTCGCCGACGCCCTGACGGTGACAGCGATTCAATCAGCCCGGTCAGCCGGTCTTCAAAACGCTTAAACTCATTCATCCCACTTACTCACCAGTTCGCCATTGATATAAAGCTCCATCGGGCGGGTGACCGGCTCCGGCGGCGGGGGTTCCGGGATATTCTTCACATGCAGCGCGCCGCCCACCTCACTGACCAGCGTGCGCTCGGTCAGCATCAGGCTGATGCTGATATCAAAGCTGCTGTCATTGTTGATGTCCGCATAAAACGTGAAGCCCTTTTTCTGGCCTTCGTCGGTGGTCATGATGTCGGGCTGATTTTCCCGCAGCCACGCCAGCACCGGCACGATGAGCAGGTCAAAATCACCGGTAAAGTCGGTCACAATGACATTGAGCGTGTAACGCTTTTCAAATGACAGCGACGTCGCCAGTGTGGAGGCAATACTTCCGTTATCCACGAATATCCGCAACATCTCGGGACTGGTTTTCAGCACCGTGACGGCATCAGTCAGCGCCCTGCGCAGGCTGTCGGGTTTGAGCATCGTTTTCGTCCTGACAGTGTTTAATCATTTTTATCTGGCTGGCACAGTGTGCCAGCGCGTTCTCAAGCTGCCGGATATCGGCACTTAAATCGCCGTTCGTCTGCGGGTCACTGCCCGGCATCGGGCAAAGGCTCACTTTCGGGCAGGCGTTGGCGACAATCACTGGCGTCAGTGCAGGCGGGGCGCTGGTGCAACCGGCGCACAGCATCAGGCAGGCCAGCGCCGTACCAGCGGCGAAAATCTTCGTTTTCATTAAGTAACCTCGTGATGGTTTTCTCGCGCTGTGCTTCACGCTTCGCGGCGTTCTCCAGTTCCTGACGCAGTGCCACCTGCGCCAGCTCGTTTTTGTCTGCCCTGGTGATGGCAACATGAAGCTGATTTTGCAGCATGGTGATGGTCGTCTGCTGCCCGCTGGCGACGTTGTTCGCCCTGTCCAGCGAGGCGCGCAGGCTGGCGTTTTCATGCTTCACCAGAAACAGCCCCGCCACCGTCAGCGATAACAGCACAACCATCACAATCATCAGCTTTGACATGGTTCCCGCCCCTCAAAACGCTGACGGCAGGCCGTACGTATCAGCCGGAAGAACACCGACGCCACGAGATAAATCAGCGCGGTAAAAATCCACCCGGCAGCGACCAGCGAGATAAACGTCGCCACCATCACCACCAGAGCCACCGCCCGTCTGCGCCACGGCACCGGCTGCAAAAACAGCGACGTGACAATCTTCACGGCCAGCGATTCCGGCGGAAGCTCCCGCCCGTAGCGTTCCAGCACATACTCAGTGGCATACACGCCGACACCACCGGCAACCACACAGATAACCGTCGCCAGAATCGCCCAGGCGGCGACAAAATTGACGGCCACGCTCTGCGGGTAAATCAGGGACAGTGCCAGCATCAGCGCCAGCGACACGTTCAGCATCAGTGAAAGGGATAATTTCTTCATGGTGTTTACTCCGTTTAAGCCGGTACACCGCCGGCGGTACGCCAGACGGTGACCAGTTTTTCCAGTGAATGCTCACGCTGACCGTAACCGGCACCCGGCAGGGACGCCCAGATATTGCGACAGCGTGAAATGGCTCGCTCAATGCGTCCCGCCCGGATGTCATCCAGTGCACCGCGTTCGCGGATCAACTGAATGGCAAGTCTGTCCTGTGACAACGGACTGAAATCCGGCAGGGCAAGCTGTTTGCGGTAATGCGGCCAGAACAGGTAAAGCTGCTGATAGCGACCGGAGGCCGTGGATTTTTCACCGCGACGGTTAAACACCTTCGCCGGTCGGCCATGTGCGAACGGGTGGTCACTGTAGTCGGTGAAAATTTCCGGCTTCCCGTCCAGTCCGGTGACTATCACGTCATAGCCCCGGTTTTTCGTCAGCGGATGGTTTGCCGTCCCTTCGGACACGGCCAGCATGTCGAGAAAGGCGGCGATATTCTGATGCGTGTTAATAACCGGCATTACGGTTTCCCCCTGCCCTTAAAGCGGCGCTGGATGGCAATCTCAATCACCTGATAACCGGCGATACCCAGCATGGAGCCGATACCGCACACCGCAGGCAGTGACAGGTCAGGAAACTGCACCAGAACAACACCGGCAACCATCGAGACAAAACCACCAAGCAACATGCGCCCGATAAACAGACGCGGGGTGATGGGTTCACCACCGGCAAGCACCTTGCCGACAACAATCAGCACCCCAATCATGAAAAGCGACAGGACGCTTTTTTCTTCTGCTGTCATGCGTTACTCCCACAGATTGACAGTTTCAGCCACGGGCGCGGTCTGAACGTCGGGCAGTTCGACGGCGGTGCCGTGTGGCAGCACCGCGCCCAGTTCAGCCAGTCCCGGATTTGCGGCGAGCACGGCCTCGACCACGCCCTCAGTGCGCCCGTAATACCGGACACAAATGGCGTCGAGCGTGTCGCCCTGTAGCGCAAAGGTCTTCATCAGATTTGACTCACGATGCAGCGCGGCTTGTCCTGGATGCGCGCCACTGCCCAGCGCATATCCCGCCACAGCTCATCAATGGTGCTGTCAATGCTGTCGGCCTTCTTGTCGCCTTTCGCACTGGCATCCACGCCGCGATAACGCTCATAAAGCGACGCGGTCGCCATCGCACACACGGCGCGCTCGTAGTAAAAAACTTTGATACTTTCACCGTCGATGTCGTCCGCCGGAACGTCCGCCAGACGCGTAAAACCGGCGGCAATTTTCTGTTCGCGGTACTCGTACAGCTCCGCATTTGTTTCCGCCATGCCTGACTTGATGGCCTCACGCAGACGGGCGGGGGCGACGGTCTGCTCAAGGCGCATACGTTCCCGGACGCGCTTCGGGTCGATATCTGGAAAAAAGAACGTGTTTTTAATCACCGGCTCGTCGCCTGCCGGTTGCGGGATGACCACCGTACCCTCACCGGACACGGGAGCCTCCTTTCGCGGAATAATCAGCGTCATCATGACTACCTCTGAAAAGTCGGGCGGTGGACGCCGGTGCAGTGTCAGGTGATTCACCCTCACTGACCGGCGTGCCGCCCTGGCGCGGGGCGCATTCGGTTGTTAACTGGCTTTCTTTTTCGGGCGTCCACGTTTTGCCGGTGTCACGCTCCGGGTCTTACGCGGGGTACGGGTGGCCGCTTTTGGCTGCGGCTCCGGCTTCGGTTTCAGCTCCCGCTCCAGTCGTTCAATCTCTTTTTTGACGCCTGCCTGACAGTCGAGCTGTGTCGCACGTTGCAGATGCGCCAGCGCCCCTGCGGCATCACCAGCGTCACGCAGAAACAGACCGGTGATTTTGTGCAGCTTTGCGCGCACTTCATCAGGCATGTCAGCCGTGGCGGTCAGTTCAAGGGTCTCCGTCAGCAGGCGGGTATCCACAGACTCACCGGCAGCGTGAGCGCGCATGGCCGCAAGCGCGACCTCCTCGGTGAACATGTACGGCGGGGTACGGCGGTGTTTACCCGGCATGGTCAGACCGTACTTCAGGGCATAACGGGCAATCTCCAGCGCACCGGCAATATCGCCGGTATCCAGACGCCACAGCATGACCGTCATCAGAATGTCATCCTGTGCACCTTTGCCCTGCTCCAGCACGCCGTTCACCCACGGCAACCAGAACGGCAGCAGTTCGCGTTTTTTCGCGGCCTTCAGCTCTTTTGAATAAATCGCTTTCAGTGTGCGCTGGTCTGCGGCGAGCTTAACCAGCATCTGCTCATAGACAGTTGCATGTCGCAGCGGGGCGGCGTCCCGCTGCGCGGTCATCGCTGCCGAGACCCGCATCATGTGGCGCTGTGCGGGACTCGTCATCGGTTACGCTCCCGGCTCTGCGGTCACTTTAGTCGGTGTGGAGAAGTCACCGACCTTAATTTTTTCCACCAGACAACCGGCGGCGTAGTCTTCCACCACGTAATCAATGTTCATTGACTCGTAGTTCTCCACGCGGTCGAGTTTCGGGTTTTCCACAATCACGCGGCGATGGCTGTCATCCATGTAGTAGATGGACAGGTTTTCCAGCTTCGTGATGAGCATCGCATCCGCCGGGAAGTACGGGACGCGTACCGCCGGCAGGTTACCGATGCGTTTCTGGCTGATGATGACGTCAGCGGCCAGCATTTCGCTGTTGTCCTGCTCCTTGTTAACGATGGGGAAATACTTGTCCGCCAGTAGCTGACGCCCCACAATCACCACAAGGTCAGGGTCTTCCTGATACCACGGTTCAATCAGGTTGTTGGTCGCATCCATCACCAGTGCGTCGAGGCTTACATAATCACCGCCCTTACCCACGCGGATAACCTCAGAGGTGGTGTGCCCTTCCTCGTCAGTGACCTTGCTCATCACGCGCGCCGGGGCTTCATTGCGGTATTTCTGCAGCCAGCCGACCGCCACATCCTGCAGCATCGGATTGCTGCTGCGGTCAGAGGTTTCGGCACGCCTCACGCCGTTAAAACCGGCCATGATTAAATCAAGGGACTGGCGTTTGATAATGGCGTTACGGACACGGAGCTGGAAATCCTGATAACGCGCCCACAGGTCCAGCGTTTTGTAGCGGATATAAAAATCGAAGTTAATCTGGTCGCATTCGTACTTGTTTGACGCCAGCTTCGAGAAGTCCTTCGGCTGACGCTCGGTGCCACCGGCGGTGTCTGTGGTGCTGGCGATGGAGCCGGTGACACCAATACCAATTTTTTCCCCTTTCATTTCGCTGACCGGCACAATGTTGATGCGGGTCAGAAAGTCAGAGGACTCCTGCATGGTGTTCATCAGGGTCTGGGTGACCGACGGTTCAACGGTGAATTTTTTCGACACATCACCGGCGTCGATGCCGTTCAGTTCGGCAACACGGGACAGGTAGGCATTAAATTTAAAGCGGGTTTCCTGGCGCATAGTTTTTCCTGAAATTAAGGGTTAATCGTGAAGGTTTTCCCGGACTGACTGACGCCGGTCAGCAGTTCGTCATCAGGGCGTCACCGCCACCACCGGTGGCCTTGCTGCGGCGCTGCTGGGTCAGACTTTCGGTGTGGTCGAGACTGTTTTTCAGGCGGGTGAATGCCTGGCTGGTTTCATCCGCCCTGTCAGTCACATCCTGCTTAAGTGCGGAAAAAGCGGTTTCCATCTCAGCGAGGCGCTGCTCAGTGGCGCTCAGTTTTTCCTGCACATGTTCAGCAACAGCGGTCACCGCTTCATGCACGTCATTCAGACGGGCGTCATCGCTGGCCTGTTTGCGGCCAAAAATGGACTTCACCTTTTCGGTCAGGGCGGTGAACACGGTTTCAGGCAGGTCTTCAAATTCCAGCTCAACGGGCGTTGCCACTGAAATCAGGTTTTCAGGGCTTAATTTGAAGCGGTTCAGGGGGTTGTGTTTTGCCGTGCGGCAGAATTCCAGGTATTCCGTGCCGAGGCTTGCCGGGTCATCGGTGACGGCCAGACCCACCAGATAACATTTGCCTGTATTGGCAAAGTTCGGCTGAATTTCCATTGAGGTATAGACCTTCTGCGCGGCCTTGTTCATCGCGATAAGGTCATCGGTCGGGGTGATTTTCGCAAACAGCGCCCATTTGCCTTTCAGCGCCGAATCATCGTCAATCTTTTCGGCCTTCAGTTCGACCACATCGCCATAACGCTTAAAAATACCGTCAGGCAGGACGCCGCGCAGATGTTCCAGGTTAATGCGGCAACCATAGACTCGCGGGTCAAAGGTTTCGGCCATTTCCTGAATATCCTGCGCACTGATGACACGCCCGTCACAGGTGTCACCCTCAACGCCGATACGAAAGAATTTTGAGACTTTTTTTGCCATTGTCAGGAGTCCTGAATAGTGATTAGAGGAGTCACATGTCGGCATCAGTTTCCCGACGATGCGCATCCTCCGCCATCAGTCCCGGATGGCTTATCACTGACACAACAGCACCTTAGCGAATCGCGGGGCGCGACTCAGTAGCCTTGCCGTGTATTCATCACGGCGAGGTATTCATGACCATCACCACAGACACCACTCTTTTACACGACCCGCGTCGTCAGGCGGCGCTGCTGTACTGGCAGGGGTTTTCCGTGCCGCAGATTGCCGCCATGTTGCAGATGAAACGCCCGACGGTGCAGAGCTGGAAACAGCGCGACGGCTGGGACAGCGTTGCCCCCATCAGCCGTGTCGAAATGAGTCTGGAAGCGCGGCTGACCCAGCTCATCATCAAACCGCAGAAAACCGGCGGTGACTTCAAGGAAATTGACCTGCTGGGACGCCAGATTGAACGGCTGGCGCGGGTCAACCGCTACAGTCAGACCGGCAACGAGGCAGACCTTAATCCGAACGTCGCTAACCGCAACAAAGGCGGGCGTCGCAAACCGAAAAAGAATTTTTTCAGTGACGAGGCCATCGAAAAGCTGGAGCAGATTTTCTTTGAGCAGTCTTTCGACTATCAGTTGCACTGGTATCGCGCCGGGCTTGAGCACCGCATCCGCGATATCCTGAAATCCCGCCAGATTGGCGCGACGTTTTATTTTTCCCGCGAGGCGCTGCTGCGCGCCCTGAAAACCGGTCATAACCAGATTTTTCTGTCGGCCAGTAAAACGCAGGCGTATGTGTTCCGCGAATACATCATCGCCTTTGCCCGGCTGGTTGACGTTGACCTGACCGGTGACCCGATTGTCCTGGGCAATAACGGCGCAAAACTGATTTTTCTCGGCACCAACTCCAACACCGCGCAGAGCCATAACGGCGACCTGTACGTCGATGAGATTTTCTGGATCCCGAATTTTCAGGTACTGCGTAAGGTGGCATCAGGTATGGCCTCACAGAGTCACCTGCGCTCGACCTATTTCTCCACCCCGTCCACGCTGGCGCACGACGCCTATCCGTTCTGGTCGGGTGAACTGTTCAACCGGGGACGCGCCAGCGCCGCCGAACGCGTGGAAATCGACGTCAGTCATAACGCCCTTGCCGGTGGGCTTCTCTGTGCGGACGGCCAGTGGCGGCAGATTGTCACCATTGAGGACGCCCTGAAAGGTGGCTGCACGCTGTTCGACATTGAGCAGCTTAAACGCGAAAACAGCGCCGACGATTTTAAAAACCTGTTCATGTGTGAATTTGTTGACGACAAGGCGTCGGTATTCCCGTTCGAGGAGCTGCAACGCTGCATGGTCGACACGCTGGAAGAATGGGAAGACTATGCGCCGTTTGCCGCGAATCCGTTCGGCTCCCGCCCGGTCTGGATTGGTTACGACCCGTCACACCGTGGCGACAGTGCCGGATGCGTGGTGCTGGCACCGCCGGTGGTGGCCGGTGGCAAATTCAGAATACTTGAGCGTCACCAGTGGAAAGGCATGGACTTTGCCACCCAGGCTGAATCCATCCGCAAACTCACCGAAAAATACAACGTCGAATACATCGGTATTGATGCCACCGGCCTCGGTGTCGGCGTGTTCCAGCTCGTGCGCTCGTTCTATCCCGCCGCGCGCGACATCCGCTACACGCCGGAAATGAAAACCGCAATGGTGCTCAAGGCAAAAGACGTCATCCGCCGTGGCTGTCTGGAATACGACGTCAGCGCCACCGACATCACCAGCTCGTTTATGGCTATCCGCAAGACCATGACCAGCAGCGGACGCAGTGCCACCTATGAAGCTAGCCGCAGCGAGGAAGCCAGCCACGCCGACCTCGCCTGGGCGACCATGCACGCCCTGTTAAATGAGCCACTCACCGCCGGTATCAGCACCCCGCTGACATCCACCATTCTGGAGTTTTACTGATGAGCAAGAAAAAAGGGAAAACACCGCAACCTGCGGCAAAAAAAATGACCGCCAGCGCCCCGAAAATGGCGGCATTCACCTTTGGTGAGCCGGTGCCGGTACTCGACCGCCGTGATATTCTGGATTACGTCGAGTGCATCAGTAACGGCAGATGGTATGAGCCACCGGTCAGCTTTACCGGTCTGGCAAAAAGCCTGCGTGCTGCCGTGCATCACAGCTCACCGATTTACGTCAAACGTAATATTCTGGCCTCAACGTTTATCCCGCACCCGTGGCTTTCCCAGCAGGATTTCAGCCGCTTTGTGCTGGATTTTCTGGTGTTCGGTAATGCGTTTCTGGAAAAGCGTTACAGCACTACCGGTAAGGTCATCAGACTGGAAACCTCACCGGCAAAATATACCCGCCGTGGGGTGGAGGAGGATGTTTACTGGTGGGTGCCGTCCTTCAACGAGCCGACACCTTTCACGCCCGGCTCCGTGTTTCACCTGCTGGAGCCGGATATTAATCAGGAGCTGTACGGCCTGCCGGAATATCTCAGCGCCCTTAACTCTGCCTGGCTGAATGAGTCGGCCACGCTGTTCCGCCGCAAGTATTACGAAAACGGCGCACATGCCGGATACATCATGTACGTCACTGATGCCGTGCAGGATCGCAACGATATCGAAATGCTTCGCGAAAACATGGTGAAGTCGAAAGGCCGCAACAACTTTAAAAACCTGTTTCTCTATGCCCCACAGGGAAAAGCCGACGGCATTAAAATTATCCCGCTCAGTGAAGTGGCGACGAAGGACGATTTTTTTAATATCAAAAAAGCCAGTGCCGCAGACCTGCTGGACGCGCACCGCATCCCCTTTCAGTTGATGGGCGGCAAGCCGGAGAACGTCGGGTCGCTGGGTGATATTGAGAAAGTGGCAAAGGTCTTTGTCCGCAATGAGCTTATCCCGTTACAGGACAGGATCCGTGAGATAAACGGCTGGCTCGGTCAGGAGGTCATCCGCTTTAAAAACTACTCACTGGACACTGACAACGGCTGAACATCGCCGCCTGCGGGCGGCTTTTTTACACCCCGTCATCACGCCCTCACACGCTCACCACCGCACAAAACACCCCGCAGACACACCAACGCCCCGGCGCACAATCTAAACGCCATCACGACGCGCTGAGACGCTAAAAAATAAAATCAGCACCACCGCCAGCGCGCAGTGCTTTCCCCGCCTCGCCCGCCCGCTTCGTGGGGCGATTTTAATGCGGTTGCATGACAAATAGAAATGCATGCTAGCCTTTACATAAGGACTACTTAGCAACACTTATATCCTCATGCAAATTCATGCAGGTTCTACATGTAATACTTTGTCTAGACAATATAAAACTTGCACATGTTACAAAAGAAGCCTCTAAAAAAAGCAATGAGGATTCAGCCTATCAAATAACAAAATATCACAAGAACTCAATTACAAATTCATTCTCTTGATACTTACGTCCTAACATAACTTCATGTGCCGTTTCATAATTTGGCTTAACTTTTAAAGATGCATTATTATGTTTCAACAAAGTTTTAGCCCTGTACATTCCTATTCCGCTTCCCGCACGATTACTCTTTTTAGCCATAACACCAGAGTACCCCTCAATAAAGATCTTATCGATCTCATCAGGATTAATTACAAGGCTAACCATCTTAAATGAAATAGATAATTTTTTTGTCTCTGTGTTTTTATCGAAACAAATCACCAACCTCGAATCAGGCTTAATATATTTAACAGAGTTTTCAATTAAATGATACACAGCAACCTGAAAAGTCTCATAATCAATATATACCGTATCATTAGATTCAGCCACTTCAACACGAATTCCCTTATCCGTAAACTCAGGGAAAAAGACATACACTATATTCATTAAAACTCGATGAATACTATGATTTCTCAATGCTATTTTTGGATGCTCACTCAATAAAGCATTATAAACATCTATCTCAGCCTTCATCTTGAGTGTATTTTTTGCAATATTAACTAATGACAATCCTGCATCATATGGGTCTTCAGCCACCTGTTCTTTTATTCTATTTTTCCAACCCGCTCGCTTATCCTGCATAACTTCTTGAGGGATAATAGAGTAAACCTCTTGGATAATATGACCATTGAGAGTAACCAAGTTATGAATCAATCGATTAACATGTTGCTTTGCCTCTTCCTTAGCCTTACGGTGAGCTTCTTGCACGGAAGGAATACCGTCAAGCAACATCTCAGCTTTAGCTCGTGCAACTTTCGAACTCTTAAGCATTGCATCATTTGCTGATATTAATGTTACAACTCCAAATTGATTGGATACTCTTACAGCTCTATAGGCAACTTTATTATATGAGAACTTAACTGACTCTGCCTTCAGAGAGTTGAAGTGCTCTAAAAGCTCCCTCTCAATATTATTGACTAACAAACAACCATCTGTCGTTTCCAACTTATAATAAAAAGACATTTTAAAGCACCATCAAGCAAAACTTTCTACAATTGTCTGGAACTGATAAGGATCTGCATCCTTTGGTAAAAAATCGTCTACCTCTCGAAGAGCTTTATGGAATCTATCACCTGTTTGCTCTGCGGAGTAGATAATGATTTTCTTTTCTGGATATTTTGTTTTCAAAGCGAGAGCCAAGCCCAACCCTTCTTCGTTAGGTGTAATTTCAAGCCCAACCCCTTGTATATCAACAAAGATTATCTTAGCTTCCCTTATTTCGACTTGATCAATACTATCTGCATCCTTAATTAGCTTCGTATGCACCCAACCGGCCTTTTGTAAAATCTTAACTACTTTAAATCTCACTTCATCATCAATAAAAAGTATTTTTGTAGTGTTTTTTTTATAATCCAGATCTTTTTTATCATCCACCATGGCATCATCCTTCTTAGAAGAGTCTAAGTTACCATTATAGATGTTCAAATTGACATTTTGTTCATTTGTAATCGGTTTGGAGTCCTGAACAACAGCCTGTGTTTGGCCTGAAAAGAACTTTTTCCACACGACACTCCCAAGCCACCCAACAATAGTTACACCAACACCACCAAAAGCCCAGTTGATTAAAGGATGAGAAGACGGGTCGAAATCCATGATAACCTCAATAAAATAAGAAAATTCTACTATAAACAAAATTCTTAATTCGATCAATAGCTTAAAAAATCGACACCCGATGTGGTTGGTAGGCTATATGCTGTAGAAGTAGACAATTTCGTTCATCAGTTACTAAAAAACCTCAAACGATAGTAGTTAAGCCCCAATTAATAAAATGTAGTGAATCCACGAAACTCATTTTCAGATGAGTACACAGCTTTATAATTACCATATGAAATCGTGGCCCCGCGCGCCAGCGCCTCAAGCTCCCATCGCTGCGGCCTGATACCGTTCTGAGCAAGGTCAACGCGGATACGAGTAATTTGCAATCGTTCCGACCGGGTCAGTCTGGCCGACGGTGCTATTTCATGTGGTTTTAACGGGCTTCCGTTTCTTTGCTGACGACTTGGCGTTCTCAGCCCGTGTTTTAATGCGCCCCTGAGCGTCCTCACGACCTCCGGGTCATTCCATTCGATAACACCGTCATCAACCAGATTTAGCACTGCTGCGGCGTGCTCAGAAGGTGTGGGAGCCAGTAACGAAGGATCACCACCGGTGAGCTTTCCACAGTTATTGACAGGACTCCGAGGCGCGGCGATGCCGCTTTTTAAAGTCAAAGGCTCCACGACCGGAACTTTCGGCACAATGCGCCAGTCCGTCGTTCTGGTGATATGAATATGACGCGCGCCGAGATGCGGCGCGTAAATGCCGACCACTCTCTCGACTTCTTCCTCGTACTCGTTAACTTCATCCGACGGGCTACGGGCGACTCTGACAGTCTGGCAATCGCGCGGAACATTTGCCCCACCCTGCGCACTGATATACAACGCAAAATCGCCACTGTCTGCGGCAGCGCGTGCAGCCTCGACGCGTTCGTCAAACTCATCAGCAATGCTGACGCCGCGAGGCAATTTGCGTAGTTCACGGTAAGCCCCCATTGTCGGCAGACCAACCGTTTTAAATTGCGGGATGCGCCACGTTGACGCCCATGCAGTAACAGCCGCGGCAGTATCTTTCAGCGGTCTGCCGGTATCGTTATCGAGCTGCCCATCCAGTGCATAGCCGTCGATATTTTTTGAGATGTATTTCGCGATATACCCCGCAGCACCGCCCCGGTTAAGATGTTTTGCCTGAAAACGGTTTCGCGCGGCTCCTCTTTCGTCGCCATCCTCTTTGAGCGCATAGCGACGCATGATTTCGATAATCTGGTTACGCTGGCGTGGATTACAAAAAAGCATCATATGCCAGTGCGGCGTTCCGTCGTGGTGTGGCTCGACGACACGCAAACCGTAGGCCTGTAAATCATTATCCTTGAATGCCGTGCGCATCAGGCTCCAGATACGGCAGAGATAACGCTGCGCATCCTTTGGATTAAATGCCTTATCGTTCCAGCCGTGATTAAGCTGAACGGTTTTACTTTCGCCTTTTCCGACCTGACGTGTCGGGTGATACTTTGACGGTGCGGTCAGCGTGATAAACATCCCCACATCACCCTCTGCAGCGGCGTAACGCTCAATACCGGCAATGGTGTTCATCAGCTCCATCCGGCGAATTTCAGGATTAGAAATACTGCCCATCACCTTACTGATAAGGTCGATGCGCTCGCCGGTTTCCTTATTTTCAAGGTCACACGATTTAAGAAATTCCAGATTTGCCTGGCGGCGTGCACGCACATCACGAATGGCATGTTTACTGGCATAAGGAGAACGGTCTTTATTGACCTCCCCGACAGCAATCAGTAACGCCTCATGCCAGCGCATACGCTGGCCTTTAAGCTGATGAGTCCACCACTCATCGTTAAACAGACGGGCAATGGCAGAATATGCCTGCCTCGTGGTCATCTGCCCTTTACGGTATTTTTTCCAGTAGAGAGGGGAAATATTGAAAGCTCGTGCAGCGCCAGCAACATGACCATACAGGTGAGCCTGCGCCTCATCCGTAAACAGCGATTCTTTCTCGCCATGCGCATCCACCCAGGCATCGCAGAGTTCCTCATACATCATGAAAAGCTGTGATGAGATACGGGCGGCAAACTTTTTCAGCTCCTTGTCATTCATTCCAGGCAAACGCGCATAATGGTCACGCTCTGCCAGAAACAGCAACGACGCGTCGGTGTTCATTTCATGGCGCTGATTCACACGCTCAATGCGCGGCCATAAACGACGCTGAAAAGTGGATGTGAGGAAATAAAACCCGTGCACCGGGCTTTTATTGCGCCGGATGTAGTCATAGCGTGAAGTAAACAGCGAGCGCAAAAAATAAGGCAGGCGGTTAATCGTGGATAAAACACCTTGCACCTGACGCATCTCGTCACGTGTAAGAGGTCTTTCGCGCCCGACAGCCTCGCGTGGCGCGTTCCATGCATAAGCACCGGTAAACGTCTTACCGGTGCCTGCGGCAAATGCTGACGGAGGGACAAAACGCCCGGAGGCTTTAACGGCCATATGAGCCAAAAGCCTCTGAACAACGCCTGCTGAGTTGCTCAACCTGCACGTTTAAATCGGCAAAAGATTTTGCGCTTCCGGTCAGAATATCGTGATGCATCAGGCCGGAAACGAGCTGGCTTAATTTCGGGTAATAACCAACCACCGCCAGCCATTCCTGACCGGCGTTTTTACCGCTTTCCGCTCTCTTTTTCTCGTGGAGAATAAACTGAAAGCTGTCACTGGTAACGACATAACGTTCGCCAATTTCAATACGAATACTCATGCCGTTCTCCGGTAATGTTTGTTTTTTGCTTCAAAGACTGACTGACAGGAAACACAACGCGTGGCTGACGGATAAGCCGCACGACGGGCAGCAGGTATTGGCGCATCACACTCTTCGCAAACCAGCGCAGAAGCACCACAATGTTTTACCCTTGCTGCGTTAATCTGGCGCTCCAGTAATTCAGCCTGTTGTTCCTGAATAAAATCCACATTGTCCGGCATTACCAGCTCCTTTTGTCGTTCAGTTTCTTAAATTCATCAGCGCAATAGCTGGCGATTTCTGTCGTTAATTTTGTCAGTTCATCCACGGAGGAAATTTGCTTGTGAAATACAGCGCGTTTAACAAGTAAATTGACCACATCAGACAGGAGGTTTAATTCACTCTGATAAATCGCGATAACAGATTCAGTTATTTCGCGTTTTTCTTTATCAAGACCAAGTTGAATAAGAGACAAATCGCCATTTTTCATAACGACGATTTTTAAGGCATTGTTCAGTAAAACAACTGAACGAGAACAGGACATCAAAGCACCTCCCCGCGAGACAATCCGATGTTGTGAAATTTTTCCGACTCCTGACTGAGCAGCTCGACTATCTCCACGCGGGATAACTCCGCCTTTGTGATGTGGCGAATCATGGCGTCAAGATGAGAAGAAAAGCGCGTCGCAGCGTCGGCCTGTGCTTCGGTTCTGGCCTGTTGCAGCAGTAATGCGTATTTACCGCACTGATTTTCAGAAACTGTATGCATGACTTTCTCCAGGCAAAAAGAAGCCCCGCACGATTAAGTGCGTTAAAAACTCTGGTTAATTACTTAATGCAGATATTGCTCTGGTTTTACCGACGTCAGAATTGTCGGTGCATACTCAAACAGACTGAATAATTCACGTAATGCACGGAATAAAGCATCACGCCAGTAACATGATTCTTCATTAATTCGCCAGTATGGCTGGTTAAATTCTTTTTCTGTCAGTCGTGCGTGCATAAATAAAGTGCGACGCTGACTGACTGTTAAAAAACTAATATATGCATACTCACTTGCGCCAACCTGACGGCGTTTTGAGAATGCCCCACGCAATTCATCAATTGCACATACCAGTCGTTCACGTTCGACGTCGTTCATTTCTTCAAAACGCATCGTTGCGTGACGCTGTTTTAACTGAGCATGGAAGCAAACCGTTAACCGTTCGCGCTCCATCATCTGATTATAATAATCACATGTATCCTGCCAGCGAGGAACGGCAAGATGCTTACCAATTATCCGGCGCATAGCTGCTGGCTGTTTTTCAACGAGATTGAGCGTCATCACTGTCATTTCCAGACCCTCCGGCTTTTCAGAAAGGTCAGAGCCTTTTTTACCGGACTCTGTTTTTTGGTGCGGATAATGATTCCCTTACGCCCCTTACCGTGGGTGATGGTGAAGTCAATCGCCCTGGGGCTTTCGTTACGCAATAACTGAGCAATACAACGAGGCTCATTCATACGGTTCTCCTTAACGTGGTTCACCGAGACCTAACCACATCAACCAGCCGTCACGAATCTCTTTAGGACGGCTTTCATAAGCCAGTTTTAGTCCGTTATTCCATGCCGGAAGGTATACCCAATATTCACCAGCACGCCCCGATACTGACTGAGGGTCAGTAATCTCAATAACTGGTAATTTCCCTTTCTCAATCATGCCCCTTACAGCTCTTGGAGTTTTACCAATGAGTTTTGCAAACTCCTGATAAGGCACGGCATCAGTCACGCTTACAAGCTGTCTATTCATCTGCTACGATTCTCCCTTAGTGCTTCTAATGGCTCCTAATGGCTAATTATTGCCTAAAAGGATAACTCCAGAAGCACAACATTTCACACTATCAGCAAGAAATTACGCAATCGGAGTAATTATGTCAATAGACGTTTCGGAGAAGTTGAAGCTAATCCGTGAATCTGAAAGGTTAAACCGTAAAGAATTCAGTGAATTAACTGGTGTAGCCTACAGCTCACTTTCGAGCTATGAGAGCCGGTCAAAAAACGCTGGAGTTGAAGCCATAATGAAGGTCTTACAACATCCTAGATTTACTAAATATACTTTGTGGTTCATGACTGATCAGGTAGCTCCAGAAGCCGGGCAAATTGCGCCCGCTCTCGCACACTTTGGGCAAAACGAAACAACGTCGCCCCACTCCGGTCAAAAGACTGGTTAACAATTTATCGTGAATATATTCATCACAAGTGCCTACTATTGGTGGCTAAATTTCAGCCACCACGAAAAAAGCGATTAGTAGTAGCAAAAAAAAGTACCACTCGGAGGGTTTTCTGATGGCAATCAAAAAACTCGATGATGGTCGATATGAAGTGGACATCCGCCCTACTGGACGTAATGGAAAACGCATCCGTAGGAAGTTTGATAAGAAAAGCGAAGCTGTCGCTTTCGAAAAATACACGTTGTACAACCACCACAATAAAGAATGGCTATCAAAACCAACAGACAAACGACGTCTGTCGGAACTGACACAGATCTGGTGGGATTTAAAGGGTAAACACGAAGAGCATGGGAAATCTAATCTTGGAAAAATTGAAATCTTCACAAAAATAACGAATGACCCATGCGCATTTCAAATCACGAAATCCCTTATCAGCCAGTACTGCGCCACCCGAAGAAGTCAGGGTATTAAACCTTCGAGTATCAATCGTGATTTAACATGTATTAGCGGCATGTTTACAGCCCTGATTGAAGCGGAGTTATTCTTTGGTGAGCACCCTATCAGAGGGACAAAGAGGCTTAAGGAGGAAAAACCAGAAACAGGCTATCTCACACAGGAAGAAATTGCCTTACTGCTTGCAGCACTTGACGGCGACAATAAAAAGATTGCGATTCTTTGCCTGAGTACAGGAGCACGTTGGGGAGAAGCAGCTCGTTTGAAAGCAGAAAATATCATCCATAACCGCGTCACGTTTGTTAAAACGAAAACAAACAAACCACGCACCGTCCCGATCTCAGAGGCTGTTGCCAAAATGATCGCGGATAACAAACGAGGTTTTTTATTCCCTGATGCTGATTACCCTCGCTTCAGACGAACAATGAAAGCAATAAAACCGGATTTGCCAACGGGGCAAGCCACACATGCACTAAGGCACAGCTTTGCCACTCATTTCATGATTAATGGAGGAAGTATTATCACGCTACAACGGATACTAGGTCACACGCGGATTGAGCAAACTATGGTTTACGCTCATTTTGCGCCAGAGTACCTTCAGGACGCCATTTCTCTTAATCCGCTAAGAGGTGGTACTGAGGCCGAGAGTGTCCACACAGTGTCCACAGTAGAGTAACGTTTAAGGGCTTTCAGTGGTAATTTATGCCGCTCAAACCCGCATTGTACCGTTGAAAGCCCCTACTGGTGACACCCTAAATATCCCTTACACGGGCTTATTTTTTATGTATAAGCCGTATCCTGGTAACCGTCTTCCATTGACCACATCGAAAGAATCTCCCTTCATAGCACGATGCCTTTCACTTATTGGCATCGTGCTCGCACAGGTTCCGGTTACGCACAGCCAGAACGCGCATGTTTGATGCTTACTAAAAAATATTCTCACTCTCCACATTTGAATGTCAGACGAGCGACGCCATGTAAT